AAACGTGCCGTTTCCGCCCCACGCGCTGGTGTTGCCGTACACCCGCTCAGCGCCGTAAATGCGGGTGGAAAGGGTGCCCGCGTCCGCAATGTAGCAGTTGGCTACGGCGATCGCGCCGCACGCACGGTAGGTGCCAGCCGGCAGCCAGCAGCCCCAGCCGCCGAAGCCGGAGGTGCCGCCCATCTGCCACGCCAGCTTGAGCCGGTTGTAAGAGCCACCGCTCCAGCGGCCGTCACCAACGGCGGCAAACATGGCCACGGCGTGGCCCCTGCCGGTGATGCCCAGCACCGTATTCCCGGCACAGAGGTTCCCGTCGTTCAGGCCGATGGTCGAGGCGACTTTGGCAAAAGTCTCGCCCACATAGCTTGTTCCGTCGTAGTGTCCCGCCGGGGGCTTCAGAAAGAGCCGAGACACGCCGTCCGTATTTTGGTAGGCTTGCGTGTCTCGCTCCACGGGCGTGACAGCGACGCGTGGGAAGGCGGTAGATGCACCCACCGCCCCATGCTTGCCCACCGTGTTCCGGTCCCAAATCGTGCCGGTCACCCGCTCGCCGTCCTTGCCGTGGGCGGTGGCGCCCTCCAGCAGCTTCGCGGCAGCCACGGTGTCGGCCGTCAGGTCGATGAGCACCTTGGCGTTAAAAACAACCTTGCTGTTGCCCATGGCCCTTACCCGATGGTCACGGTCTTGCCGCCGCTGGTGTTGTCGCTCACCGCGTAGGGGATGGCGGCCACTTCCACCTGGCTCAGGCAGTTGTAATCCTCATCGGGCAGCACGGTCTGGGCGGAGGCCTTGGGGGTCACGCTCTTGCTCTGGGGCTTCATGTCCTCGCTGCCGCTCATGGTGCCCTCCACGCCCAGCACGGTCACGCCATCGCGGATGTTGGTGGGGATGAGCTTTGCCTGCTCGGTGGAGTCGATGGCCACCTTGCCGCTGCCGTCGTGGTAGCCCTGGGGCACGGTGTAGGCCCCTGCTTTGGTGCTGATCTTGCCGGCCACAGCGCCCCGGTTGGGCATGGTGCCGGAGACCTTTTTGCCCTTCACATAGGCGGTCTTTCCGGACAAAATTTCAGCCGCCGTAGCGGTAGCATCGCCGGTGGCGGCGTCCCAGTCGCAGGTGCCGGTGACGGGCGCGCCGTCCTTGCCGTGGGCAGTGATGCCCTTCAGCAGCTTGTCGGCGACGACGGTATCACCGGTCAGATCGATCAGGACCTCACCGTTAAAAATCACTTTGCTGTTATAAGAGTTGGTTGGCATGATTTACTACTCCTCTCCGATAAATACGGTTTTGCCGCCGGACGGGTTGCCCACGTCCCAGCGCTGGATTTCGCGCACGGTGATGTCCTGCGCGAGGTACTTGTGAGCCGTGGGCAGGGTCTGCACACTGCCCGACGGGGTGACGGTGGTGGGGCCGGTGTACTCTTCGCCGTGGGCGGCCACCACCGGGCCGGTCACGGACACAGAGGCGGCCGGGGTGCCCGCGGCAACCTGCACGGCGCGGGCCGCGGCCACGCAGACGCGCACGCTCACGGGTCATCCGCCCCTTCCGTCGGCTCTTCGGCTGGCTCAAAAAGGGTGCGGCTCATTTGCAGGGCAACCAGATTGGTGGCGGGCTGGTCGCGCACGCCGGTCAGGGTGATGCGGGTGTCCAGGTAAAAGGTGCCGTCGCCGGGCACCAGCCAGGTTTCGGCCTCCGTCCAGGGCACGAGGATGCGGCTGCCGCCCTCTTCGCGCTGGGCCTCGCCCGGCCAGACACTCCGCTTGATGAGCGGCGAGGCATTGGTGGGCCCGCGGCGGAAGATAAATTCGATGCGCTCGGCTTTGTCCAGATCCACGCCGCTGAAATCCACGGCCAGGTCGAAGGTTGTGCCTTGCTTGGGCATGGGGTGCCTCCTCTCTCAATCAAACCCGATAAACACAGACGGCGCCGCACTCGCTGTAATTGCTTCCGCCGGTGGTGACGGACACCCATTGGCTGCCGTTGAGGGTAAAGGTGCCGGAGCCGCCCCACACGCTGCTAGCACCGTACACACGTTCGGCGGCGTAAAGGCGGGTGGTAAGACTGCCTGCGTCCGCCACATAGCAATCTGCAAGGGGGATGGCGCCGCACACGCGGTAGGTACCGGCGGGCAGCCAGCATCCAAAGCCGCTGAAGCCCGACGTACCGCCCACCGTGTAGGCCAGCTTGAGCCGGTTAGGGCTACCGCCGCTCCAGCGGTTGTCCCCCACGGCCGCAAACATCGCCATGGCGTGGGAAGTCCCGGCAACGTCCAGCACCGTTTCGCCCGCGCCCAGTTTGTCCGCCGTCAGGCCGATGGCGCTGGCCACGCTGGCGTAGCTGTCGCCCACATAGCTTTCGCCGCTGTACCAGCCCGCCGGGGGCTGCAGGCACAGGCGGTTCACCCCGTCCACATTGGCGTGGGCCTGGGTGTTCTGGGTCACCGGCGTGATCGCGACGCTCGGAAAGTTGGACGCCATGCCGATTGCCCCGTTTTTGCCCACGTCATTGCGGATGAGGATGGCACCGGTTTTCAGCGCCTTGCTGCCGGCGTAAAAGGTTTTGCCTTCCAGCACGGTGGCGGGGGCTGCATCGGCGAGGGCGAGCTTTGGGTTCGACAGGCCCCCGCCGGACTTAAAATTTACCTGGGTGCCGTCCCACACAAAGCTCAGCCAGCGGCCGCTCAGGGCCTCACCCGCCAGCGCGTCCGCAAAGGTCTCCGCGCCCACATAGGCGGGCACGGTTTTGCCGTTCACCTGCACCGTGTCGCCCACCGCAACGTTGGCGGTCAGCTTCACGCGGCCGTTGGGGCCGCTGCCGGTCAGCTTGTGGATGGTGCCGGTTTTGGTGTGGGTGTAGATCTGCACGGCACCCTCGTCCATGGCCTTCCACAGTGCGTTTGCATCCGCTGCGCCCCACTGGTCGCCCTGCTGGCTGTATACGGTGACGTCCGTGATGCTGGAACTGCCGTCCTCGTTCGCGGTGATTTTGTAGCGCCGCCCCGATGCAGGGGCAACGTAGTCCTTGTAAGTTTTATGGTCCATCAAAAAGTTCCTCCCCCCAGGTTAAAGGCCAGGTTCGGCCGGTTTTCTGCCTGCGCCGTCAGGCTTTGGTACAGGCTGAGCGCTGCCCCTTCGATGCGGTTCAGGTCGTCCGCCGTGGGTGCGGCATCGCCGGCGCTCCAGGTCTTTCGGGCCGGGATGCCGGGGTCGTACACATGCGCCGCAAGGGCATCCAGGCTGCGCTCCAGCGCGTTGATGGTGCTGGCTTTGGCAAACGCCGCCTTGGTGACGGTGGGAATATCCGGCAGCACGGGTGCTTCCGTGTACAGCCCGGCGGCCATGGCGGCCAGGTACTCCAGATTGTTCTTGATGCGCTGATAGTCCTCAGCGTTGAAATAGTCGCCGGCATAGCGCCCGGTTTCATCGTAGCGGCACGCCCAATTGGTGCGTGGGTTTGTCCATGTCACGTTGCGTTTTGCACCTCCCTCACTCGATAGGTTCCCTGTAGGCCGCCATTGTACCGCAGTTCCGTGGCCACGATCTGGGCGGGCTGTCCGGTGTGGTCCAGGATGTAGTCGCCGCATTCCAGCTCCGGGTAGCCCAGCGTTTCGTAGGTGTACTGGATCCGGCGGGCGTAGTAGGCAGCCATCCACGCCAGCACGGCGCTGGTACGGTTGGGGTAGTCGTACATCGGGTTGGCAATGGCCAGATCTTCGCCGGTGGCGTTGACGGCCAGCGTGACGGGCACGTCCACAAAATTGGTCTGCCACCCGCTGAGCGTCAGCTTTACCTTTTTGTCGGCGCTGCTGGTTAATGTGATGTAGCTCACATAGGCGTAATGGGTCTGTTCGATCTGCACCGGGTCGCTCGCCGCAGTATCGGTGCTGTCCTCCACCGTTACGGTCAAGCGAGTGGCGGCCTGCTGGCGCTCCAGGCGGATGGCCCCGCCGTTGGTGGGGTATTCACCCAGCTCACTGGTAAAGGGGGCCAGCGCACCGTCCAGCCGGGTGGTGGAGGCTGTCCGCAGTTTGGTGAGCAGCTCCTCCATAGGGGCGCTGCGCAGCACCGACATGTCGAACTGCAGCCCCACGGTGTGGGTTAGGCGGGCGGCATACAGGTGCGCCAGCTGCCCCGCCTTTTGGGTGGCCGTGATGCGCAGGGTGATGATCTTGACCTCAGGGGCGTTGAGCGCAAAGTGCTGTGCGCCTTCCACGTCCTGCACCGGCAGCGCCAGCTCATCGGCGGTGCGGCCAGCAGCATCCTGCCAGCTGACCGAGAGTGCCGCGGGCGGGGCTGTGCCGAAGTCCAGCGTGATGCCGTACACGTCCATGGCGCTGGGCAGCGTCAGCGTACAGATGAGGGGCTTGCCCAGTGTGCCGGCAGCACCGGAAATTTTGCTGCCGATGAGACCGGCCCCCGTGATGTGTGTGCCGGTGTTCTCCGGCCAGAGCCGCTGGCGGCCGTCCAACCGAAAGAAGTCAGTCTCAAAGCTGGCGTACTCCGCTGTGTTGCCTGCGGGAAGGGAAGCGGCGTCCGATGCGGCCAGAATGCCGGAGGCAGTGCAGCGCGGCAGCTGCCATACGGTGGGATAGTGCTTGACGCACACGCGGCCGGTTCGGTCGGTGTACAGGCGGGCGCATACATAGTTGGCCAGTGCCTGGGCCGCCTCAGCGTGGGTCAGCACCGGCAGTGCCGTGTTGTTTCCGCCCACGACGGTGCCAGCCAGATCCCACACCCAATCACTTGCAGAGAGCCCCGCGTCCACCATGACTGCGGCGAACTTCTCCTTCGGCGTCTCCGAGAAAAATCCGCTTTCATTAAACGGCAGCAGGGACGTTTCGTAGGTGGTGCCGTGCAGCTCCTGAATTCGGTCGTGGGCGGTGAAGTTGGCCGTGCGGTCCCGGATGGACCAGCCGTCCAGCTGCCATACACCGCCGGGAATCCACTCTGTGCCGACGGCCGTTTCCACGCCGTAGCGCAGATCCACATACTGCCCCTCCCGCAAAAACTGCACCAGCGCGGACTGCCCCGAGATGGGGAACCTCCCGGCGGTGTCGTCCAGGCTGAATGCCAGCTTTGCCTGGGGCAGCTCGGTGGCCACCGGGGCATCGGTGTGGGTCTCGGTCAGCTCGACAATGTCGGCATCGCCGAACACATACCCGATGCCGTAGGTAACGGCGCGCAGCCGTGCCCGCTGGCCGGGGGCCTGGGTCTTGTCCCAGCTGAGGGTCAGCCGGTCAGCCCCGGTGATGCCCAGTTCGATGGGCTGCACCGTGCGTGTGGGGGTGATGGTCACGGTGGCCAGCTGCGTTTGGCCCAGCCAGGCCGTCAGGGTCAGCTGGGCGGGCAGGGCCTCTTCCACCGGGCCGAAGGTCACGGTCAGCCCGGCCATATCGTGGGCGATACCGAACCGGATCTCCAGCTCCTGCGGGGCGGCGAAACTGCCGTCATCCCCGGAGAGCGCCCGGCTGATCCAGCCCTGCGGCGCGTACCAGATGGGGTCATCCGGCAGCAGGGTAAGGGCACCGTCCAGCCGGAAAAAGTCCGGTTCAAAGCTGGCGTACTCCACCGCACCCGCTGTGCCCGCCGCCACGTTCTCCGGCTTGGCCGGGGCGGCAGCTTCGGGCCAGGTGAGGGCGGCATCCGGGGCGGCGGTGGCATCCACCACGCCGATGTGCAGCTCACAGTGGCAGGCCGCCTGTCGCACGCCGGTGTGCATGGCGGCTTTGTATGCATCACTGATCTGGTACACGTTACACCTCCACCAGCTTCACCTTGCACCCCTTCCAGAAGCCTGGGCGGAACGTCTGCGGGCTTACGGCGTAGGGGGTGGCGCTGCGGTCGCCCACGTACATGGTTTTCACCACGAACTCCTGCACGCGGGGGTCATATACCCGGAAGTCGTTGATGAAGCGCCCACCCTGCTGCCGGTCAAAGATGCGCAAAAGCCGCTGCAGCTCCTCAGGGGTCAGGTGCTCAAAGGTGCAGTCGATGGTCAGCTTGTCATCTCCGATCACGCTGCCAACAAAGCAGCCATTGGCGGTGCTGCGGCCGCCGTCCACCATGGTGGCAATGCTCACAGCACCATTGCCCAGGGTCGGCGCGGGCAGCGCCACGCCGTTTTTTGTTTCGATCCATGCCATGCGGCACCTCCTCAGGTAAACGATGGATTCAGCACCATCGTGAGGCCCCGGCGGGCTTTGGCGCGCTCAGAGGCCCGGTACAAAACGTCGCCGTCCAGCCGCGTGTTTACGGTAACAGAAATCTCCCGATCGTCCTGGGCCATGACCTCGGCCAGAGCCTGTTTGATGGTCTCCAGTGGGGCTTCCACGTTGGTGCCATGCTTCTGGTCGCCCAGTACGGCCAGAAATTCCCGGTTGGCCGGGATTACTGCGCCCTGGGCCAGATAGGGGATCTGCGGTGCCGTGACGCGGGGCAGGTTCAGCCCCCAGTGCTTGCCGCCGAAGGCTGGCACCCAGTCGGGAATGGTAAAGCTCAGCTTGTTCAGGGCGTCAATGGCTCCGTTGATGCCGCTGACCATGCCCTGCAGCATGCCGTTGACGGCGGCCAGAATGCCGTTGATGGCCTGTTTGATGCCATCCGCGATGCCCTGCCATGCCTCAGACGTGTTCTGCTTTAGGTTCTCCCAGTTCTGGCGGAAGATCTGCAGCAGGTCGGACAGTTTGTCCGAAATATCCGGGAACATGGAACTCAGGCCGTTCTTCAGCCCTTCCATGATGTAGGTGCCCCAGTCAAAGGCCACGGTGCTGGGGCTGTGAATGCCGAACAGGTCGCAGACGGCGTCCACAATGGGCTGGAACAGATGCTCGTTGATCCAGTCGGCGATGTTCACCAGCTCGCTGAGCATGCCCAGCAGAAAGCCCTGGACGGTGTAGGTGCCCACATCCTGCAGCTTGTCGCCCAGCCAGCGCTGGGCCTGGGCGATGATGCCGGTGATGAACTGCTCAATGGCATCCAGGATGCTGGCGGCCAGCGTACCAGTCGAGAGCAGCAGGCCCACCCAGTCGATGTTCGTGAGGCAGTCCACCACGTTGCGGCCGATCTGGGTCCAGTCCACCGACTGGATCGCCTCGCTGATGGCATCGAGAAAGCCCCGGGCGCAGTCGCTGAATTTCGCGGCCAGCTGCCCCCAGTCCAGATTGGCGAGAAAGTCGCCCAGCATCCGGATGGAGATGCTGAACTTGCCAGCCAGTACGGCCCCCAGCTGATAGCCGTCGATGGGCTCCAGAATACCGTTCACGCACTCGGCCAGTTTCCGGCCGATCTGGTTCCAGTTTGCGGTGGTGATGAAGGTGTACAAAAAGGTGATGCCGTTTTGCAGCTTGCGCCCCAGCGAAAGGCCCCAGTCGTAGGCGTCCCACGCATCCACCAGACTGTTCAGTTTGTCCGCCAGCAGCTTGGCCGCCCCCGCCCAGTCTCCCGCCTGAATGGCGGCCAGCACGCTGTCCAGCAGGCCGTTCTGGGCGGTGAAATCGTAGTTCGGGGCAATGTCCTCGCCGCTGCTTCCACCGCTGCCGGTGTCGCCGCTCTGCAGGACGTTCAGCTCATCGAAGCCCATCACCGCATCGGCGGCCTTTTGGGCCGAACTTCCCACCCCGTTAAAGCCCTTTGCGGTGCTGCGCAGGCCCGCCAGGCCCTTGCCGGTGAGCAGGCTGAACAGCCGGGCAAAGTAGTACAGCGCCGTGGCCGCCAGATTGGCCAGCTTGGCCAGCGCCGGGGCCAGCAGAGCCGCCAGCCCCGAAGCTGCCAGCCCGGATGCGCCTTTCAGATTCGCCAGGCTTTGGCGGTATTCCGCATTTTTGGCCAGCGCCTTGTTCAGGTAACTGGTAAATGCCTGCACTGCACTGCTGAGGGCGTTGAAGGCCAGCACCCCCACGGCAAGCCGCCGCAGCCGACCGGAAAACGCCCGGGTGAACTTGTTGCCTTGGAGCAGCTGGCGGGTTAGTTTTTTCAGCTTTTTTGCAAGACCGCCGAGGGCACCGGCGGCCAGCTTGCCCAGGCTGACAGCACCGCCGGCCACGCTGCCAAAGGCACCAGCCAGCTTCATCACTGCCAGCAGAGCCCGCCCTGCTTTGGACTGGGTGAGGGCCAGCGCTATTTCTGAAGCGATTCTGCTCTTGGTGCTCTGGGCCTCTAGGGCTGCATTGGCCTGCTCGGCTGCCTGAGCGGCCCGCTGTTGGGCCTGTGCGGCCCCGTCGGTCTTGGTTTGCAGCGCGGCCAGCTTGGGCTCCAGCTTACTCACAGCGGCGTCCTGAGCGGCAAGCGCATCGCTGAGGCGGTTGCGCTCCGAAATCAGATCGCCATTGTGTGCGGCTGTGTTGCTTTTGGCGATGGTGGAGAGCAGGGCAGGGTCAAACCCGCGGTACCCTGGGTCGGCTTTCAGCGCTTCCCATTCCCGGGCCTTGGCTTCCTCCAGCTTCTGCACCACCGCGTCCAGCTGGGCTTCCAGTTCCGCAGCCTTGGCTTTGGCTTCGTCCAGCTGTCGGGCCATGGCGTCCCGGCCGGCTTGTGCGGCCTGGTACTTCTGCGTGGCCGTGGCCAGCCGTTCCTCGGCCCTTGCAGCCCGCTGTGCCGCGGCTGCCTGCTGAGCCTCACTGTTGCCACGCCCTTTTCCGCTCGTTTTGCGGATGGCCGCGGCCGTGCTGCCGGCGGTTTTGCGCAGAGCGCCCAGCTCTTTTGTGGCCTGTGCGGTGTTGATCTTTGCATCGATGATGATCTTCGAGTCGGCCACGCCTCACACCCCCAATTGCCTGAAAAAAGCCGCCTCCTCCTCGGTAAGCGGCTTTTCAATGTGTACAAGTTCCGGGTTTTCCCGGATGAATTCCTTCTCCCAGGGCTCCAGCTTTTTACCCGTTGCCCGCTTGCGGCGCACATTCACCACATCGGCCAGCAGCCCCTGCCCGATGTTGGTGTAGGCGCCCACAAACTCCCACCAGTGCAGATAGCTGCACCGGCGGCAGCTGTAGCCCAGCACACGGTCCACCGCGGGGGCGATCAGCCCGGCGTCTCCCTCCCAGTCGATCAGCTGCGGGCGGGGCGGCTGGTGCTCCGGGATAGGCTGGCCCAGGTTAATAAAGACCATCAGCTGCTCCACGGCCTGCTGCGGGTCAGGCAGCTCGCGCCAGCGGGGCACCAGGATGCGCAGGCAGCAGGCGGCCTGTTCGGTGGGATCCAGATCAGGGGCATTCAGCGCCCGGCAGGCGGCCAGAACCGCCCGGAAGTCGCTTCGGATGGCAAATTCCTGCCCAGTCACCGAAATGGCGGTGGGCAGCTGCCAGCCGTTCACGCCTGCTGCCCGGGGGCAAGGCCGGCCTCGGTGCCCTCAAACCCGGCGGTGTACTTGCCCAGCTTCTTTTCGCGCTGTTCGGCGGCTTTTTTCATAGCTCCCAGCACCACCGGGGTCAGCGCGTCCACGATCTTCTCGATCACCATCTCGCCATCGGCGCAGATGGCCAGGCTGGAGACCGGCCCGAACAGCACCCCGGATACCGGGCTGCCGAAGGCCTGGTCGATTCCGGCCTTCAGCTCGGCATCCAGCTGGGCGATGTCCTCCATGCCCTGCAGGCTCTCCGGCCGCTCGGCCAGTTCGGCCAGCCGCTTCTGCACCGCGTCCCACCGGCCGGCAAGGCCGGGGTCACTGGGGTTGAAGCAGATGGTGCCCCGCACGTTGCCCTCGCTGTCCTGCACTTCAAAGGTCTCCAGACCCAGATCCAGTACAAACCCCGCCATGCGTCATTCCTCCGTGAAGGTGGGCACGCCGTTCGCAATGGTGGCAGTGCCCAGCTGTTTGTCGTTGGAGAGATACAGGTTCATCGGCATTCCCACATAGGTACTGCCGCCCAGGCTCTGGGGGACGATGGTGCAGTTCTTGTGCAGCTCCGCAGTAAAGGCGTTTTCCTGGCCCAGATAGGCGTGCACGTGCAGCACCTCAAACTGGCCGAACTCGGCCACGGCGTTGCGGCGCTCGATGTCCAGCAGGATGGCGCTCAGCTTCTGGCCGCCCCGGATGGTGCAGGGGTCCAGGTCCAACTCGGGTTTGGCCGGGCCCACCTCGGTGTCGGTGATGCCCAGAATGTCGGTGACCTGATTGGTCTCGTGGTTGTATTCCACGCTGGCGTCTTCTACGCCGCGGCCCATCAGCTCAAATTCGGGCTTGGCCGATTCGCCGACGTTCACGAAGATCATATCCAGCTTGCGGTCGGCCTTCAGGCCTGCCTTGAGATTGATTTCAGCTCTCGCCATAGGGTGATACCTCCTCGGTTGTCAGTTCGATCTGAATCTGATACTGTGCCGCCTGGGCGTTCGCTGCCACGATCAGCCCCGCATTCTTGGCCTCCACCCGCACGGGTGTTTCTCCGTCGATCTCCGGGTAAGCGTGGGCACGCTCCTGCGCCCAGATCCATTCATCCAGCCCAGCGAAAAATTCGCTGGCGGCGATGTTCATGGCCAGCTCCGGCCCCCAGGGCATCCGGGCAAAGAGGGCGAAGTGGTACACGCTCGTCACGCTGCCGCACACGTCCTCTTTGCGGGTGTGCCCGGTGAGGGTCAGGCTGTAGCCGGTGGGGGCTGCGCCCAGGTGGTTCAGATTCAGCTTGTCGTTTTTGTCGATGTGCGGGCAGGTGCGCAGCCATGCCCGGGTGGCTTCCAGCGGGGTCATGTATGCCCTCCAATGGCCGCCGCGGCGGCCCTTACAATGTCATCGTGGTGCTCCGCGTCCATACGCTCGGCCCAATGGGCACCCCGTTCCGGCGCGCCGGCGTAGGTCAGCGGGCGGCCGGTGGGATACTTGGGCTTGCCGCGGGGGCTGCGCCAGCCCGCCAGCTGACCCGCCTCAAAGATGGGGAAGTTCGGGCCGTACACCTCGCCCATGTACAGATAGTGGGCGTAGGGGGCTGCATAGACGATTTCACCGGATCCGATGACCGTGTTGCTCAGGGCGCTGTCCTTCAGCGCACCGGTGCGGAAAGGCACCTTTGGGTCACAGTAGCGGATGACCTCGCTGTCCACAACCTGCTGGGCAAGGCCGCCCGGCGCAAGGCCCGCAGCGTCAAGCAGTGTGTGCACCTCCGGGGCCTCGAATCTGCACCGGAATACAACTTCCATTGGTCAGCCCCCTTCCACGTAGATGTGGGGCAGCCGGCCCCGGCGGTTGTCGTGCACGGCCAGCACGACGGCAGTTTCGGCCCCGCAGGCGATGGTGTCGCCCGGGGCGATGACCAGCTCCTGCCCATGCAGTGCAGCGGCGGGAATGCGGCAGCGCACCAGCAGGGCCGCCGTCTGGGTGCCCGTGCCGATGCGGCTGCCGTGCTGTGCCTGCCAGCTGCACCCGTGCAGCACCGTCTCGGTCTTCACGTCGGTGTCGGCCTTGCCGTCGTAGGCAAGGTGGGTGATGGTCACGGTCTTGTCGGCCAAAAGCATTCACTCGACCCCCCGCCACAGCAGGCCGTAGGGGTCAGCGCCCAGCGCGTCCCGCAGAATGTCCGTCAGGGCACCGGTCTGGTCCCGGCGCAGGTCGCTGCCCGTCCGGTAGCTCTCGATGTAGCCGTCGTTGTTTGCGCTGGCCAGCCCCAGGCCGGTTTGGGCGGCGGTGCTGCCGACCTGCATCCGGTCCGCCATCAGCGCGTTGGCCAGTGCCAGCTCCTGCTCCAGCCTATCCCGGTGCGTGCCGGCCCGGCCCAGCGTCAGCGCGTCGATGCGCCCGGCTGCCATCGGCCCCCAAACGTCGTACTCCTCGGCGGTCATCTGGCCGCCCAGGTCACGGTACTGGTTGTAACTGCAATACAGCATAACGGCCTCCCTTCGTCAGCTCGCGGTTTCCACCCGCTTGATGTACAGGGTCTGGGGCTTGGAGACCTTGATGCCGTAGATCTTACGGCCCTGCACGGCAGATGCGCCGATGTAATTGCCGCTGCCGGCCAGGCTCTGCAGATGCACAGGCACCTGCCACTCCATCACCCGGTGGCACCAGTTGGGATGGCCCGCAATGAACTCGGTGGTGGTCTTTTTGGTGGTGACCCGCGTGGTGCTCTCAAAGTCCATATTGTTGCTCTCGAACACGTTGAAGCCCGCAATGCGGCCCACAACGCCGCTCTGCACCAGCTCCTGAGACAGGTCGCCCTGCTTGATGTAGTGCTCGTCCAGCATCAGCACCTCCAGGAACTCGGGGGCCACGATGAGGAAGCGCCCGTCGGAAGGCACGCCCTTGCGGCTCAGCACCCGCTTGGCTTCCAGCACCAGCTTGTAGGCGTTGGTCTCGGTGGCGGCGGTCTTGGTGGCGGACACGGTGGCGCCGGAAGCGCCCTCCAGCGCGTCGATGGACTTCTTGTCGATGGACAGGCCCAGCGCATAGCCGGCGCTGTCCAGCCGCTCGGCGGTGATGCCGTCGGGCACGCTGGCGGCGTCAAAGCCGTCGATCAGCTCGTTCACGGCCTCGTCCTGGTCGATGAGCAGGTCCAGATAGGTGGTGGTGCCAGACTCGGGGTCCAGGCCCTTGGCCTTGTCGTAGGCCTTAACGGCCACCTCGGTGTCCCGCACGGGGATCTTTACCTTGCCGGCCTTGGGGTCGCCCTCGTACCGGGTGTTGAAGATCAGGTTGTCGCGGGTAACCAGCGTGTTGCGCAGCTTGATGTCCACCAGACGGGACCAGCGCTCCTGATTTGCATGTGCCATAATTATTCTCCTTTACAGTTTCAGGTTGGGGTTGAGAGAAGCGAATGCGGCCGCCACGCCGTCGTTCTCGGCGGAGCCGCCGGTGCCGTGTTCGGCCCCGGTGTTCACGATCATGCCGGTGGCATCGGGTTCAGCGGCCTCAAAGGCCCAGGCTTTTTCTTCGGCCAGCGCCTTCAGGGCGGCCTGAATGTCGGCGCCCCGGTCTTTGCTGCTCTTCAGGCGATCCAGATCCAACATGCCGCGAATGGCTTTTACATCCCGGCCCTTTGCGTCGCGGATGGCGCCGTTCAGCGCCGAGTCGAAGGCATAGCCGTCGGCTTGCTCCTTCATCTGCTGCTGAAGCTGGGCGATCTGCTGCTGGGCGGCGGCGAAATCCTCGGGCTTGTGCTCGCCGAAGGCTTTCAGGCCGTCCTGCGCCGTGGCCACCTGGGTGGTCAGGCTGTCCACCTGGGCCTGCAGACCGTCAGCCTTTTTTCGTTCGGCGGTCACGTCCCGGCCGTTTTCGCCCATCAGCCAGTCCAGCTGCTCGTCGGTGATGCCGGGAATCTTGTTTTTCACATCTTCGCGTTTCATGGTGAGAAACTCCTTTCTGGGTGTGAAACCACGGTTTGGTAACGCGGTTTTCCTTCCGCCGGCGGTTTTGGGCAGGGTACGCACTGCCCGCTGCGATGGTGCCCATGCCGCCCTCGTGCGGGCGAAATGGGCATGAAAAAAGCACCATGCATTTGCATAGTGCTTTGAAGAGGGGAAGGCAGGTCAAGCCTGAATGCAGCGATTCTCAAACTTTTTGTAAGCGTCCAGGTAGAACTGCTTTTGATCTCCATTATAAGTGACTTCGTAGTACATGCCATCACACAGGACCGTGCTGGCCAGAGCCTTGGAGTTCTGAAGCGTCTTGCACTGCCACACGATGAACTCGGCATCCGGCAGGATGCGCTTTTTGTCAGTCACATCGAGGTGTTCGTTGGTGTAGTCCGCGACCAACTGCCGGACACGGGCTGTAAAATCTTTTTCGTTCATAACGAACCTCCTAAAAATGGGCATAAAAAAACCGCTATCGGTTGATAGCGGTCATTCATAATAGTTGTCGACATCTGGCCATTCAGTCATCTTATCACTAATATCCTTAAGCACTTGGAGCTCTGCCTCAAGGACTTCGACAGGTTTATCAGTAGTCGGTACATAATCCTTCATCAAAGTTTCCTCCATTCAATACCATAATCGTGCGCAACTTGGTCTAATGCGAACTCCCTTGCATCGATCTCACCCATATTATAAGGCGGTTTTACTTTGGTGTCAACGATATTGTCAATAATATTAGTGGCGAAAGGTCGTGCATTTTGTGCACTGTAGTAATAAACATTTCCATCATGGCACGCCACAATTCCAAAAGCATACCGCTTTTCGCCGGCACTTCCGAAATCCGCACCAGATGGCGGTACATTTGTACCATGATTGTGAATGGATATCAGCGAATATGGTTGCGAAGAATAAACAGTTTCTACCAGTGATTTTGTGTAATGAGTTTCATACAGCACCTTTCCCGATGTCTGCCCAACAAAGCTTCCATCAAGGCGGAGAATTGTCAAATCCTCTTTGTACGAGCCGGACTGATGTGTAATGGCAGCCTTGCAATATTTATAGATCGCCTGGTTCAATGCCGGATTTTCCGAAATCGAATTGAACTTGGCCCGGTACTGGTCGCTGTTGATGTAGGCAAAATCGGTTTGGTTGGAACCAATGCCGAAACTGTAGCTTTTCTCCGGCAGGCCGGGCTCCAGCTTGGCGGCCTTCGCCACCTCCGTCCGTCCCTCATCCATCTTCAGGCCGGTTTCTGCCAGGTACGCATTCAGCCGTGCCCTGGCGCGGGCCAGGCGGGCCTTTGCGGCGCTTTCTTCGCTGGGTACGCCCCATTCCTCGGCCACAATGCATTCCCGCTTTGCGCGGCGAATCTGCCGCTCCAGCGCCCGCTGCTTCTGCCGGGCCTGCTCTTCGGTGAGCAGCTGGCCCTTCCAGGGGATTTTCGGGGCGTTGTATTCCGCCAGCGTTTCGGGGGTGTAGGCGGGCGTGCTGATGCCCGGCCAGAAGAGGTGCCAGTTGTGGCGGCAGTTTGCACCGCCAAAG